TGCATCAGGATTTTCTAAAACGAGCATGGACAAAGCAAGATCAGACATACAAGCTTTAAAAGATGCATGGAATGAAACAGTAGGCACAAAAAATCAGATTGAAGTTTTGAATTATTTGTATAGCGATAAATGGGCAGCCGACCTAGGTAAGATCAAGGCAATGCCAAAAGCATCGCAAAAACCTATGATGATTATGTTAATTGGCAAGTCATTGGCTCCCTCTTATTTAATAGACAAGAAAAAAGAGCCTAAAATGATGACACTGGAATTAAACAAAGGATATAGAGAATAAGGATTTTATATGTCATTCGTGCGCGGCGCTAATCCAGTCTGGTTTTTTGCTAATATCACAGCACAACCATTCGATGATACTTATTGGGCTTTTTTCTATGAGAATGATAATCCAACGGTATTGCAAGCTGTTTATAAAGAACCGGATGGAACTAATACCTGGGCTAATCCAATCGAATTTCAAGCTAGCTCAGGACTTCCAGATAATATTTTCGGCAATCCCGATGTCGCGTATAGAATTGAATTTAGAAATGGAAGTAGTCCGAGCGCTCCATTAATTTATTTAGTAGAAAATTATTTTTTCGGTGGTGGTGGCGGAGGAGGTAGCGCGTCTGTTAATGATCCCCTTCTCATTGCGTCGAATATGATTACGAATCCCAATTTTTCCGATGTTTTCTTTTCTTCTCCATTAACAATTACGACTGCCGGGAATTATGATATCGCTCCTGGATGGCAATTGCGATTGACTGGTACCGGAACGATCACAATTTCTCAAAACACAAATTCCGGTAGTTCTCATAATCCTGTCGATTCCCCATATCCTCCGTATTATCTTAGCTTGAGTGATGGCACGTGGGATTCAGTTCAGTTAGTTCAGAGGTTTAATAATAACGGGGCGATATTTGAAGGCGGTGCAGCCTCAATTGCATTTACCGCAGGGGTTAGTGTGCCTCCTGGAGTAATTACAGTTTCATACGCTCCCTCAACATCTTCGGTTCAAACTGTTTTATTCCCATTTCCAAGTCCGGTACCGATTAGTTCAAGTTTACCTAAAGAATATAAAAATGCTGTAAATATTCCAAATTCTACAAATACAGACGTTGGGATGAATTCATATGTAGATATCATATTTAATCTGCCGACAAGCGGTATAACGAATTTAACTAACATTCAGCTAACCGGACAAAATACGCCTTTATCTACGCCAACTTTCATCGCTCCGTCATTTGCTCAACAAACATATGAGCGTATCGTAGATCAAGAATTTCACGTATACAAAGATTCTTTAGTTACTCAGCCGAAGAATAACTTACTTGTCGGATGGACTTTTGCATTAAATCCGTATCAGTTTGTTACGACTGCGATAACTTCAGTTTCAAATTTCGGATATGTAGCAGATCAAACAATTATAATTCCGCAGCAATGGTCTAGTGGATCAGCTCCTGTCGGAAATTCTGTATCAACAGGACAAGGAACATCATTGCAGAATTATGCTTTTACAGTAAAAGCTAATACTGCAAATAATCAATTTGCAATCATTCAATACATAGATACGGCTACAATTGCTCCGTATTGGGATCAAATCCTTTCTGCAATGATAAACGCAAGGTTATCATCATCTAACAGTACACCGGTTAAATTTAAAGTTAGATTAATATCTAGAGAAACTGCAATACCCACAATTGCAACAAATGAACCTATCGCATCATGGACGCTAAGCGGTGAACCAGTTTTCGCAACCGGATGGAATCCGATACCTTCTCTAAATGATCCAATTTATACGCTAACATCCGATAATCAAAATTTTCCTTTTGATCAATTTGCATTGACGATTGCTCCAACTGACACAATGTATCTCGGAATTGTTATTTATACTGTTAGTAATTTAGATATTAACAATTCTGTATTATTTAATCGCGTATCGTTTGTTCCGAATGATTTTGCAATTGATGCGTCAACTGAAACATGGGATGAAACATTAAGAAAATGTCAATACTATTACGAGAAAAGTTATTCAAACTTTACTTTACCAGGTACCATAACTCCAGTCGGTAGCAATAATTCAGTATGCGTTGTTACGGTAGGCGTTCCAACCGATACTGCCCACGCATCTAGTTTTTATTTAAGATTTAAACAAACAAAAAGAACAAATCCATCTATTACTTTCTATTCTCCAAGCAATGGGGCAGCAGATTCCGTAAATGTAATAATATTTCATGGAAGTCAATTCCCTCCAGCTACCAGCTCAGCCGTTGTGTCATTGAGTTCCATATGGACATTTAATTACCCAGGGTCAACATCAACACTATCTGAAGACGGAGTACAGCTTATAACTAATAATACAAACGTATTAGCAGGGATACTCAATTCACTAGGGGGATCATCGGCAATGACAACATATCATTACACATGTGATGCACGTCTCGGAATTGTTCCATAATTTTTTATAAGGAAATAAATCATGTCTACACCATATCAAATGAATTATTCGGATTGTTTCCCAATAAGCGACACAGGTGAAATGATGACTCTAGTTGCAAGTACTGCATTATCTTTTACGGTTCCTGGAACCTCTGACAAAAAATATCGAGCTAATTTCTCGATAAATTCTACTGCTGACGTTTGGGTCAGGAAAAATGGTACGGCCGTATTGCCAACTTCTGGTACTGCTACATCAGTATACAATCAAGAAAAAATTAATGCGTATGAATATATTCGTTATGTTCAAGGCGGAGATACATTAAGTTTAATTAGTTCAGGAACTCCACAAATTGGAATTTCATTTTTATCTTTGCCGAACAGTTAAGCATTGATCGCTTAATTTAATTTAAATCAAAAGGATTTGACCATGGCCATTACATCTATACAAAGAGACCAAAACAATAACGTATCAATTGTTCGAATCACTGTTGATACTGATTTATCAGCCGTTATTGTTCCGAATTATATTACTTCGCAGCAAGATAATATTTACAGGCTAAATAAAGGGACATGGACATGGTTTGAAACCGATACATTATTAATTTCCGGTAATGATGCTAATGCATTTTTCGAATTTACTGATTTAACATTTTCTACAATAGAAAAGATTGCTCCATCTCCAAACGGAATTGTTAACCCAGGTTTAATTAATCAAGTTGCATATTATGCTGCAACCGGCAATGAAGTTTCGGGAAGAAGAAGCTCAGCGCCAAATATAATTTATCTAGCCCCATCCCCATACGGAAGCGATTCAGGTGACGGAAGTATTTTAGCTCCTTTTGCAACTCTTTCTCATGCAATGTCAACTATAACAACTGCAAGCCAAACAAACTTATTCGAAATTCGTTTTCAAATGGGATCGTACATTGATTCATCTGTTGCTCTTAAGCCATACATTAATGTAAATGGACAAGGTTCTTCTCTGTCAATTTCTGGGAGCATTACAGCCGATGCAAGCTGGTCGTCAGGCGGCATCATTCATTTCGGAAATTTCGATAACATCTCAACATCTATTTCTATAAATTTTGATGTTTCATCATCATCCACAACATGTATTGCATCATTTTATAATATGAGATTTGCTCAGAATAATTCAGTAAACATTTACGGCGGAAATTTAATTTTAGTTTTAGATGCATTGTATTCATTTAACGGCGATTTAAACGTCTACGTAGAAAATGCTTATGGTGCAATAAATAGTTCATCAGTTTTAAATTTTACATATTTAGCATGGAGCGTTTCGCTCGGATATAATTTTCAAATATCTCAATCTTATGTGTTTGATTCATGTAATTTTTCAACAAGCGGTGGAGCTATCGGTGTTGCGTCATATATTACCGCAGCTAAATTAATCGGAACATTAAATGCAACCGGAACCAATACTAACTTATCTATTGATTGCGCAAGCTTAACTTCATCATCTTTGCCAAATATTTTGGCTGGCGCTACTGTGCAATATATTAATGTTGCAAATACATTAACCGCTAACTATGCACCTTTAAATTATATTCCTGACGCATCGGGAAGCACTTCACCTGTTACTTCTGTTGCTGCACATTTACACGGAATAGATAATGCATTATCTAATGCAGTTTTTATCCCAGCTGCAAATATTGTGTTCGTCGCAACAAACGGAACAGATGCCCCGGGCAACGGAAGTATAGCTAAACCTTATCAAACACTTTTATATGCTATTTCTTCGATTACAACAGCAAATCATTTGAATTTATTTAACATTGTCTTGTTGAACGGAATATATAACGAAACAACATTGTCATTAAAACCATTTGTAAGCATAAATGGTTTTGGTTCAACTTTAAACGTAACCGGTGATGTTAATTTAGATTCCTCTTGGTCAACACTAGGAATGAACGGAGGAGAAATAAATTTTGTTAATTTTGCAGCAATAAATACAACCGGAGATGTAATTTTAGACTTTAGTGTCGCCGGATTAAACCCATGCAAGTTAGTCATGGAAAATATTGATTTCCCATCAATTAATTCATTTGCTATCACTGCAAATAGAGTATTTAATTGTAATCTTGATCAAATATCTTCTTTCAACCCAACATTAGAAAATGTAAATGGAATTATGAATGATTGTTCCGCCGGGAATATGACGTTCAACGCAACTAGCGGATTGTCTGGAAGTATCTTTACAATACAAAATACTAGTTTCACAGGTGATCTTGCATATGTTGGTAATCCATTTGCTATATCTTCTATTCAAAAACTGTATGGTTCAAAAATAGATGGAATTCTATCAGCTGATCAAAGCAATGTATCTTTGTATATTGACTCAAACAGTTTAACGCCTAGTTCCTTGCCTGTTTTAACAAACGGAGCAAGCGCAATATATATAAATTCCGGGAATACTGTTGACGCAAATTATACACCATCTAATTACACTCCAAATTCTTCAGGTACTACATTCCCAGATACAAGCGTTGCCGGTAATTTACATGGGATTGATGATGCGCTTGGAATAACGAATCATTCTAGCGTATTTTCTGTTTACGTATCCCCGGACGGGAATGATACAACCGGAACGGGAATTGTCACCAATCCGTACCAAACTATCGTGAAAGCTTTATCGACAATAACTACAAATGACGCATCTAATATTTTCAACATCATTTTAACTGGTGGTGTTTACAACGAAATATCGCAAATTATGCTAAAACCATGGGTTAATTTAGTCGGTTTTGACAGAAACACAACTATAAACAATTCATTTGATATTATCAGTGATGCATCATGGAATGGCACAACAGCAGGAACTGTATCAATTGAAAATCTAAACATAACAAATAAGCTGACATTAGATTTTAGTTTGTCAACTGCTGATTCTCCAATTTTCTATATAAACAATATTCAGGTTTCGAGTGATTTCACGATAAATGGTAATGCAATAAATCCATCTATCTTTTTCATCAGATCATCATTTTTCTCTGACGGAATCTTTAACAACGCACTTGTGGAATCATTTAGCAATTATTATATATCAGGTTTTGTTTTCGGCCTTGGGTCATTTTCAACATCATCAACTTATTTTAGTAATGGAGACTATTACAATTCCCAAGTTACTTTTTTTGGAGACCCAACATCTATAACAAGCCAACGATATTTTATCCGATCATCATTCATTGATCCAACCGTTCCTTCTGCATTAACAGTAACTGGAGCAGGGGCAACTTTAAATATTGATCCGACATCATACGTTTTACCAACAATCAGCAGTAGCGCAACATTAGTATTAAGCAGTGTTTCCGGAGGTGTTGGCGCTGGAGATTATACCCCATCAAATTATACTCCATCTGCGACAGCGCCAACCATTCCGACGAGTTTGCAAGGACATTTGAGAGGGATTGATAATATTCTTGCAAATTTCAATGTTGGAAATAAATCGCTCGGCACAACTACTAACGATAATGCAGTTGCTGGTCATGTCGGAGAATATATTTCTAATTCTTCGACCGGAGTTTCATTATCGAACGGAACCGCTGCTACGATTACATCCGTATCTTTGACCGCGGGCGATTGGGAAGTGTCAGGTGTTATTGAATTTATACCGGCCGGGATAACTACAGTTCAACAATACATATCTTCTATAAGTAAAACAGCAAATACATTGCCGACCGTTTTAACTGAAAATAATATTCAATCATTAATCGCTAACTTTACAACTGGATCAACTAATATCTTAAACTGCGGCGCAACTAGAATAAGCATTGCCTCTACAACAACAGTTTATTTAGTCGGTAGATCGGCTTTCGGGGTTAGCACAATGACAGCAAGCGGATTTATAGGAGCAAGAAGAGTTAGATAACACGAATGATAAGGGCGCAAATCAAGCGCCTTTATTTTATTTGTGGGCTATTGTCATTTCCACTACCCTCTCCAGAATTAGTGAAAACTATCGTCGCCCGTTATTAGCTAAAAAGGGATATCGTCGTTTAGCTCTTCTTTTTTACCATCTTTCTCTTGAACATTATCTGATGCTAAATAATCTTGAACTGAGTTTTGATCATTAAAATATTTTCCTTGCGCATCGTCCGGTATTGCTTTTCCTTTTTGTATTATAAGATCAAGAATCCCAATTTTACCGAAACAGTCTTTTGCTTCAAGATTTCCTTGAGAATATTTTTCTTTTAGATTGTTAGAGTCGCAAAAATGTTTAATTTTATGTATCATTTTCGGATTAAGATAATCTTTAACTTTTCTTTCATTTCCTTGTTTATCTATTATCAACAAAGTTAACTTTATCTGATCATCTCCAGATCGAGATACAGTGTCGACTGCTTCAACTACTTTATACTTATACTGTCCTTCATCTATCAAATTAAAGTTATTTAGTTGATCTTCAGTTTTTGGTTCAAATTTCATTTTAATACTTCCTTTTATTAAGTTAACTCAACTAAGAAATCAGAATTATCATCGACGATCGATTCTATCTCTTTTTTCTTTTCGTCTTTCATCATTGAAATTTCTTTGATTATTTTTTCGTTAGATCGATGAAGAGAGTAAAGTTTGGTGAAAGTCATCTTAAGATCATCTAATGTATTGCACTGACTTATTTTATCTTTACAAACTTCAAGTAGTGAAAAATAGTCATCTTCTATTTTCAAAACGTCATCATTATACACATCTACTTTAACAGCTCCTTTCATCGTGTCCATTTCTGATTCATCAAGAATACCAAGTCCGCAAATAGATAACGTTACTCTACGCTTTGCTTTAGTTTCAGCCTTCATCATTGCGTTAGCTAAAGCATCACCGCGCAAACCAGTTATTGATATTACCCCGGTTGATGAATCTTTTTTGCAATTTAATAGAGATGCCGATGCGGTAACAATGTATATCCCGTCAATAATTTTAGTATCTAAGCTATCGATAGAAACATTATGTATCTTTCTCAATTGTTCTGTAGCGTCTTTAGTTGCATACATCACTTCTTTACCGTTGAACTTTAATAGTTGAAAAGGTTTTGTCAGCGGATTTAATCCGAGAGACTCACAAACTCTGCTAACATACATAACTTTTTCAACAGCAGTTAATCCCGCCAGATCATTTGATGTGATTACTTTTTCGAAAAGCTCCGCGTTAACAGAACTTGATGGATATTGAATGATGTTATTTTGCGTCATACTCATGATTAATTCCCCAGACCGGATAATAAGATAACCCCAAAAAATGTGATAAAGAAAGTTGTTGCCAAATAAAGCTCATCGTATTTTTTAGATGGCATGGGCTTCAATCTCTGTTGCGATGTAATGTAATCCTTCATGTTGTTTCTCCTTTTAAAAATTAACGCATCTTTCGCCAGTTTCTGAATCGTAGTAAAATCTACCTCCGTTTTCATTCACGTATGAATAAAATAATTCAGCGCAAACTTGATCAAGCAGTTCTTGAGCTTGCGGCTGAAATTCTAAAAATATTGAGGTGATATAATCTTTTGCTATTTCGTGACTTTCGATGAAGTGATAAGCGTAAAATCTTGAGTACTCATCAATGTTATCTTCTTTAAGAATGTGTTCTATGATTGTTTCTTTTTCAAACCAATTTAAATCATCAAAATCTAAGAAGTAACCGACTGATGTATGTTTTGATTTTGTATAGACTAATTCTTTAATGTAGTCTCTAAAGTCGTACGGTTTGATGTTGAATATTGCATCCATGTCTTCAGTTCCCTGCTCATTCTTTGAGCATAAAGTTTTGTTGTCAGAAAATACTTGTATATTAACAATATTTTCGGATATAGTTTGCTTGCTGTTCATTTCTAATCTCCTTGGATTAAGTTTTCTGAATAGTGTGTGTTTACCATCGAATCAGTGGGAAGCTTGCGCGCTCCCCACTGACTTATCTTTTAGATATCTATCTCTTCAAAACTTTTAGTTCGCATAGACTTCTCAAGTATCACTGAAATCATTTTTTGATACGGTTTTATTTTCTTTTGTATAGAACATATTTTTATTTTATCTAAACACTCCTCACTTATTTCTACACCATTTACTATAATGTTCCCATCTTTAACTTTACTCATATGATCTCCTATAAGTTGTATGAAAAATATTTTTTTATAAAACTTTTATAACTTTATAAACTTTGTAGAACTTTTATAACTTATTTAAGTTTATTTAATAGACCCAGACCCAGACCAAGACCAAGACCTAGACCCAGACCTAGACCTAGACCTAGACCTAGACCTAGACCAAGACCTAGACCTAGACCCAGACCAAGACCTAGACCAAGACCTAGACCTAGACCTAGACCTAGACCTATACCAAGACCCAGACCAAGACCAAGAACTATCGAGAATATCAGGTGAGTTAAGAATAATCATATTCTATCAGCTTATATTTGATTTTTTGGAACAGGATGCAGCCATTCACAAGCATCAACAATACTAGACTTGTTTACTAAAACATCAGAAACGAAAGGCTCTACTTCGCTGAGAGTTCCATTTTTTAATGCATTGTAAAACCTTCCTGAGTCCGCAATCCAAGAAGCTTCCTTTAATATTATCTCATCATCTTCAATCGAATCTAAAATGCCGATTAAATGCATTGTTACCGTTCTAATGAAATAAGATTTTCCAACTACCCAAAATTTACTCATGTTTAAATCTCCTAAAAGTTTAATTAATGTTTTTTTATAATTTCAAAATCACCACTCATGAACATATACTAGCATGCTAGTTTACGGTGTCAACACTTTTTTTATGTTTATTTATTATTTTTTCTAAACCCCAGCGCGCTAGCTGATTCATGCTTATTTTTTGATTAAAAGATATAAGCCGAAGCTCTTCATGCATTAACTCAGTAATCGGTATTACAAGAGTCCTCGGATAATTTTTATTCACGATTTTTTTTACTTTTTCTGACATCATAAAAGCCCCTTTATTTATTAAATGGATTATACTAGTATGCTGTTTAGACATCAAGAGCGAATATTGAAAAATGTTAATAGAATTCAAGCGGAGGAATTAAGAATGAATGCGAAATACAGAAAGACAGAGCGGAGTGATTTGTGCTATTTTTTTGATGCTTTACAAATAAATAAGGCGGGAGAGTAAAGCCCGCCTTATTTAACACTAAAAGAGTAAAGAACGAGTCGTCAAACCCCTTTCTGAACTTGCTAATAATGACGCAGGTCAGAAAGGAAGTCAATAATTTGAGTAAAGGAAAATTAATATGTCGATCGAAAAATTAGATTTTAACTACATCAAGCAAGCACACAAACCATTCACAACTTTCCTAAACGATGTACTCCAGAACATAAAAGACCCACTTGTTTTAGGCGTGTACGTTTATTTATCATCTCTCCCGCCGTTGTGGTCTGTAAATAAAGCTCATTTAATGGATCATTTCAAGGTTGGCCGAGACAAAATAGGGCATGTGCTTAAATTTTTAAATGATGCACAGTTGTTATCGTACGATAGAGAGAGAGACGATAGAGGAATGCTTGGAAAAGTGTCCATAATAATACTAGATGGCGTTGAATTCTCCAAAAATTTACCAAAAAATTCCACACTACTGAGTTCCAGTGCTGTGGAACAATCCACGCTACTGAAAATCCAGACTATGGATAATCCAGGCTCTGGTGAAACAGCACCTATAAATAATATATATATTAAAAATAAAACAAAAAAGAATAAAACATGTGCATCTAACGATGCACTTGACGGATTTATCGAGTTCAAAACGATTTATCCTGTGCGCAAGAACATGCAGCGAGCACAAGAAGCTTGGGTGAAAAAGAAGTGCTACAAGCACAAAGATGTGATCATCAAACATGTGCGCGATAGTGCGCAAAAAGATGCGGACTGGAAAAAAGGAATAATTCCTCACCCGACCACGTATTTAAATGGGGCTAGATGGGAAGATGAAATAAAGACGCAAGAAGCCCAAGGATTCAAGGCATTTCACAAAACAAACGAATTGCACTCAACAGTCCCCGAATTTGTGCCTGATTACACGCCGATAAATAGAGAGGCTGGAATGAAAGGCATGGAAATGATCAGAAAGACGTTAGGGATAAAGTCAGACGCTAAAGCTCGTTTAAATGCCCCCGCTTTGAGCGTAGGCGAAATATATGGGGGGGGTAAGGGTTGATGGTCACCATTGAATTAAATCGATCTACGGCCTTCCTCTTGAGTTCTGGAGTGATTTTGATATGAGAAAGAGATTGATAATACATCAATACAAAAAACATGAATCACTTTTTGATGATATTTGTTTTTATTGTGGAGATTTTGGCAATACGAAAGACCACATACCTGCCGTATCTTGCGATATAGATATAAACGATGTCGAAAGAATTATAGTTAGAAGCTGCGTATTGTGCAATTCTCTGCTCGGTAATAGATATTTAAATGAGCTGCTTCATAGATGCGATTATTTATTGATCAAATATCAGAAAAGATTTAAAAAACATTTGAGTTTACCATTTTGGACAGACGCAGAAGTTGATGAGCTTTCGGGAAGATTGAGAAGAACCGTTATTGTTGGTTTGAAAAAAAAGAAATATGTTGAAAATAAGTTAAAAAATATACAGCAAAGAATATTTGAATTGCAGGGGTATTGAAATGAATCCTATACCTGATGACTGGATTGATAAGCTTTTTGTGTGCATGCAGGAATTTTACGGGCAAAGATGGGAAGCGTTATTTCACAGAAAAAATGATCAAAACTTTTACAAAACGATGTGGAAAAATGGATTGGCAGGGCTTGAATATGATCAAATCAAAGACGCGCTGAAGCTATACAAGCAATACGCAAAAGATGAGCACTCAAAAGCTCCGTACGTCACAGATTTTTATCAAACAGCGAAAGGGTTTGTTAAACCTGTTTACAAATCTCATAATAATGATCATATTTACAGCTCAGAGATTAGAGAAAATGCGATGCGAGAAATACGAGAAAAGCTAGCATAATGTTCCACGCGGAACAAAAAAGGATTTGATTATGGCTAAAGAATTGTCTTTTGAGCTTCCGTACCCTATAAAATGCTCTGTAAATTCTATGTACATTTGGAATAAAAAAGGTTCAATTTTGCTGAGTTGTCACGCTAAGAAATACAAGCAAGATGTGTACTATTTAACTCGCAAACTAGACAAATTCGGGTCTGATGATGTTAGCGTTGATATATCAATGTACCCACCTGATAATCGAACTCGAGACACTGACAATATACTAAAAGTACTTTTCGACTCTCTGCAATACTCTCAGATTATTGAAAACGACAAACAAATCAAAAAGCATAGCGTAGAAAAAATGGAAACGGTCAAAAACGGGAAGCTTGAAATATTGATAAAGTCTATTGTATAGTGCTTACTCAACTCCTCGTTGTTGTGTTTTTTGGTTTTTTGTTAAAACCGACATACTGTATTAGCCCTGAGCAATTCGGGGCTTTTTTTTGTATAATGGATATTTAATCATCAAGGATTTCGCTACATGAATTCTCAAATGCGATCGAAACTAAGACTGATTTTGTTAAAACACGAGGGTTATGAGACGCATCCTTACGTCGATACTGAGAAAAAAATCACTATCGGAATCGGTAGAAATTTGACAGATAACGGAATCAGACCGACAGAAATCGATATGATGTTTTTCAATGACACCGAGTATTTTTATCACTTTTTAGATAATAGATTTGATTGGTTTGCAGAGCTAAACGAAGCAAGACAGATAGCATTAATTGATTTTTGTTTCATAGGGACTCACAAATTTTTGGAGTTTAAAAAGATGATTGCTGCACTCGCACGCAAAGATTATGAGAGCGCAGCAAACGAAGTCTTAGACTCAGATTACGCTAAACAAGTCGGACAAAGAGCTAATGATATTGCGGAAATTTTACGCAGCGGGACGATTTAATCATAGCTCCTCTCTCAAATTTATCGTTAAAACTTCAACGAGTGTTTGATCAATTGCTGCTTGAAATAGTTTTGATTTCTCTTTTTCATCTCTCATCTCTGAGATCAGTTGCTCATATGTTAAAGCGATTTTGCTTTCTAAATCCTTTTCTCTTTCTGCTGCATTTTCTTTTAGTTTTGTTAATCGATCAATTATGATGTCTCGTATGTCAAAATTGTTACGCATTGTTTTTTGTTCCTTTATTATTTATTTCTCGCTCAAGAGCATCAAAAGCTTTCGAAATAATGAGCGATTTTCTGTTATCTCCAAAAATTTGAAAGAAATTTTCAAGTTGATCGTACATTTGCTTGTTGAAATATATGTCGCATCTTTTAAGCTTTGGCTTTGTTTTTTTTGTTTCTTCATTCATTTTGTTATCTCCATTTGTTGTTTTAATTTAAAGTTGATTCGTCTTCGAAAACATAAGTGCCGTATTCAATATCATTTTTTTTGTTTATTTCTTTTGCGCATCCAGCTTGCATCATTAAATGCGCATCTCTTAAAGCTCCGTCTTGGCTTCGATGATCTCTTTCAAGTCGCTCAGCTATTGATTCTCCGTTTTCGAGTTTATAAGATGCAATTCTGTAACAACTCGCTCGCTCGTAACTCGGTTTTTTGATTGTTGGATTGAATGTTTGTGCAAACTTAATCATTGCTTCTTTTGTTTTCTTTTTCATTTTGTCGTCTCCATTTGTTGTTAGCAGTATAAATACCAGTTATTTTTTGAATCGTGTGATATGCATTTTTCTTCAATTGATTGATTTTGTTTTTCTTCTAATTTATTTAGTTTTTCTTTAATGAAATCTCGTGCTACGTCGAGGATAGGTTCATCGAGGTCATCTAAATAAATGTTTTTATATTTAATTTCTCTTTTCCAAATTTTATCCCCGTTTTCATCTCTTCCGTTTTCTGTAGCTAATTCAATCGTTAACAATCCATTTTTTTGCTTGTATATGCATATAAACTGAAATGTTTTTTCTTGTTTAAAAATTCTGAATTTAACGTGTGTAGCGCCTGTTGTGCATGCCCTTCCTCTGGTTTCAATTTTATGCAAAGTACTAATTTTTATTGAATCAAAAATTTCCTTATGAAATTTTGTAGGTGTCATCTCTTTATCTCCAGTTGTTGTTTGTTATTTTATTTAGATTTGATTAAAACATTTTTAAGTCTTTCTATGCTCAATAATGTTATTTTTTGCATTCCTTCAGTTAGGTTTTTCAAGTTCCTCTCCAGTTGATCTATGTGTTTATGTAATTTTTCTTCACCTAATTTTTCCAAAAGTTTTTCTGCGAAAGTATCTTTCATTTTCATCTCCAGTTAGCTATTAGTTACTCTATGCAGTAATAGTATCATTGATACGTGTAACATGCAACACTTATTATTACTATTTATTAATTATTTTTAATTTATTTTCGATGTGTGATATATTTAGTGCAGATTATGGACAGGGATGCTCGAAATGGTAAAAACTGGAAGGCCAACTATATATAGCGATGAGCTTGCTAAAGAGATTTGCAATAAGATTGCAACGCAAAGCAAGGGTATTTTGAGATTGTGCGAAGAAAATGCGCATTGGCCGGATCGATCAACTATATTTGCGTGGAGACTTGACAAACCAATCTTTTCCGACCTGTACGACAAAGCAAAGCAAGCACAGCTCGAGGTTTTGCACGACGACCTCATCACAATCAGCGATGATACTGCTAGAGATTTGATCGAAAATGAAGCAGGTAAGACAGTGTGCAATAGTGAGTACGTCAATAGATCGCGTCTCAGAATTGATACGCGAAAATGGGTTTTAGAACGTCTAGCGCCGAAAAAATTTGGGGCGAAACAAGAAAATACTCGGTCTGAAGATGATGTATCGTTGATGCAAAAATTGATAGATAAGCTGTGATTTACAGCTTAAAAAACGTGATATAATCGAGGTTCCGAAGTCGCAAAAGGATATTGCACTTGAAATCTCGAATTGAACAAATCGCTCGAAACTCACTGCTAAATATACAAGAGATGCTCATACATCATCAGTTTAAGCGCGGTCACGAAATCAAACTAAGCAAACACGCGGAAACAACACGTAAAAAAGTGCCGGCGCACGTCGAGCGCGTATTTAAAGAGATCAAAAAAGTATCAACTAATAAAAAATCTAGTCATGACGCGCTCTGCAAATCAGTAGAGATAATTTTTAGAGCGACTCGAAAAAAGACTATTAATAGACATCAATCAGATCACGACTTTTACAAGCGCTTAGCATCGTATAAGACTCGTGACAGCAATTATCTCAATCCATTTCGATTTAATCTTAAGCGTACTGTAGAGTCGATTACTGCTCTAGTCTATAAGCAATACGCAGGATTTCAGACAAGTTTTTTTCATCGCGTTCCCGCGTCGGTCATCCGCTTATCTAAGATATTAGCTGACTGCGATGCTAATAAAGACAATCCGTTTATCTTGCACAAAAATATCAGGGAGATGATATTGCTTGCTCATGACGCAACAAAAGTGACGTTTTGCAAAGACGCACGAGAGATCGAGTTAATGCAGAGCGTATCAAAAGCATTAGTGTTTCGAGATGTCGACCCCTCAGATTTTAAATCGATGCTAGATGATGCTGAAACATCAGATAAAGCAGCTACTTTAGTCAGAGATGCGATTGTATCGCGCAGACCGAGCAAATCGGCGCTTGGCGAAGAAATAATAAGCGAGCGAAAAAACAAGATTTAATTCAATTTATGAATATCAATACACTTTTCGAATAAATCTTATTGCAAATCTATTGCGCAATGCTCATAATATCCGCAGATCAAGTAGGATTGTCTTTAATGCAAAAGGATTGCATGCATGTCTATCAAATCAATTCAGCGAGACCAACGCCCAAATGTCTGTATTGTCGGTATCGAAACCGATGATTTCCTGGAAGATATTTTACTCCCTGGGTGGATAACGGCTAATCAAACATCAATTGACGCAGCAAATAACGGCGTATTTGAATGGAAAAAGAACGATGTAGTGTTGATTGATTATGACTTATACACCACTCTTTTCACGATTAGCGACGACTTTTCTACGGTAGTTCCGCTTATTCCAGTTTCTCCCATTACACAAGACATTGTACCGGCTGGCGGTGGACAATCTGGAGCGACACCGCTTAATCCGGGGATTAATGTTATTCCGGTTACGGGCGCTGGAACCGGAGTTTTATTGCCGCCCGATGTGCTCGGAAATAATGTGATAGTTGTTAATCGCACCGGTGTTGCGCTTAATATCTATCCCGCCTCGGGCGATCAGATTAACCACGATCTACCAAACGTCCCGTCTTCGTTAGCCCCTGGATTCGCGCTCGAATTCATCGGGACGGGCGTAACATTTTGGAACACTTTGTAAAAAGGATTTACAAACATGGCAGTTACATCAATAAGTAGAGACTACGGCGCTGGAGCTCAGATAGTACGAATGGTGACTACAGATCGCATCTATGATGTCATCCAAAGCGGCTGGCTAGCTAACAATCAAGCGAGTATTGAGTTAGCAAATAATGGCGTATTTGAATGGGGTGCAAACGATACAGTTCTGATTTCATATCCTGTAAGCGCCGGAACTTCCGGCGTTCTGAGCTCAAACATAAGCAGTTATTCATCGCAATTATTTAGCGTATCAAAAGATATGTCTAGTGTCGTCCCAATCCCATCTTTGTTTCCGGCAAACTACGGAGTGCAGCCATACACAGGCGGTGGACAAGCTAATGCAGCTCAGTTGATTTTCGGCGTAAATAAAATTTTAACTGTTGTTGCTCCTGGTAATTCAGTTCGACTACCCGAAGATGTGCAAGGCGCAATTTGCGTTGTGCAAAATCTTGGAGTTAATCCCGTTAATGTATTTCCATTTCCAGGGTCAAGCATTAATCAGCTTGGAGCAAACGTAGCTATTTCTCTACCAGCTGGAGTTGCAGCTCAATTTATAGGCATGTCATTGTTCAACTGGTCAGCATGGTTGAACTAATAATTTATTAAAGGAGATTTAAAATGAGTGATTTCGACGGACAAGCAGGTGCAGTAGAAAACAAAAAGGATGAACAATATGTTGCAATGCCGAAATCTTGGCAGGCTCGAAACAACATGGAAATGAACAAAGGTCTGGGCTACAACAACATGTCTGACTTAGCTAATACTGCACATCCAGCCACAAAAATGGAAGGGGCAAAACGTAACGTGCAGCTAGGCGCAGAGATGGCTGATAACAAATACGATTACGACAAAAACCGTTCTAAGTAATCCGGGAATACCTGACAACTTGAGCTATTAGGAAATTCAGAATAGCTCAAATATAAGAAAGTAAATCCAGTTTATCGATGTTATCTAACTTATGAATAACATCGATAAGGTGCACTAAGGTTTATATATTTGTAGGATAAAATCTAATGGATGAGTCACAAATCCCGCACAATATCATACCGTTTATTCCGCGATACATTCCTGATTCAGCGGCGTAATGTATGATCTTAAGTGATGATCAATTAGATACATTAAGAGATTTTACAAAGTTCGCCGAAAAGTTTCTAATGATTAGAAGCAAATCGGGTGAACCTAAATATTTCAAATTTAATCGAGCACAGAAGTATCTAAATGCAAGATTAGATAACCAGCTGAGGGAGACTGGAAAAGTCAGAAGCTTGGTTTTGAAAGGACGCCAGCAAGGATGCAGTACACTGGTCGAAGCGCGTTTTTTTCATCGCGTTGTGACAAATCGTGGGAAAAAAGCATTTATTCTCACTCATGATAAAGATGCAACAAAAAATCTCTTCTCTATGGCGCAAAGGTTTTGCGAAAATCTTCCTGCGGGATTGATACCGAAACCCGAAACTGCAAACGCAAAAGAACTCTATTTCAAAGAGTTTGACAGTGGCTATGCAGTGGGTACAGCAGGCAATAAGTCAGTCGGTCGATCTCAAACAATTCAATTATTTCACGGTTCAGAAGTAGCTTACTGGGCGTTCGCCTCAGAGCATTCTAAAGGTATTCTGCAAGCTATTAGTAGCGAGCCTGGAACTGAAATAGTGATGGAAAGTACAGCTAATGGAATCGGCAACTACTTTCACGAGCGTTGGTTATCTGCAATGGGTGCAGAAGATGAGTATCAAGCGATATTTTTACCGTGGTATTGGCAAGATGAATATACGTACAAAGCGGAAAATATTCATTTGACGTCGGAAGAAGATCATTTGATGTCAATGTACGGTGAGAATGGTCTTACGCATGAGCATTTAGCGTGGCGAAGAGTAAAAATAAGGGAATTTTCTAAAGATTTCGAAGCTGGAAAAGATAGATTCAACGTTGAATATCCATTCAATGCTACAGAAGCATTCCGCAATCCTATCAATAATGTCTTCATTAACAGTAAGTATGTCGACAAGGCAAGAAAAGCAGATGTTGATTCGACTAGCCCGCTGATAATCGGTGTTGATGTCGCAATTAGCGATAGAGATCGCACGGCAATCATCAGACGAAAAGGAAGATTAGCTTATAACTTAGAGAAATTCTCAAATTACAACACGATGGAAATCGTTGGAAGGTTGAAGCGAATTATCACGGAAGAAACACCGCATAAAATGTATATCGATTGCATCGGGATTGGCGCTGGTGTCGTGGATCGTCTGCAAGAAATGGGATATGACTGCGTGGAAGGCGTTAATGTCGCTCGTTCTGCTAATGATAAAGAGAAGTTCAAGAATCTACGCGCCGAAATATGGTCTGATATGCGCGATTGGTTTTATAGCGAAATGCCGGTTCAGATTCCAGATTCTGATGATTTGCACGGCGAATTATGCTCACTCGGATTCAAGGAAAACTCTAGCGGACAAATTCAGATTGAAAGCAAAGATGACTTAAGAGCACGTGGAATGAATTCGCCGGATGGCGCTGATGCACTCTCGCTTACGTTTTTTGGCGGAGCATTTGGCGGTATATCGAGTCATTTTGAAGTTCCACAATTAACAGCTTCAGAAAGGGCGATGTTTAGATAGACAAATAATGGATTATTAAAATGCCAAAAAAAGACCCGGAATTATGCAGTAAGATTCGCGATAGAGTCGATAAATGGGAAAAATACTGGACTATTAATCGTAGTCTATATTACGAATGGATCGATTTTGTAATGGGCGATCAATGGCGAGAAGATGAATCAAAACTGTTTGAGCGATACAACAAAATCCCGTTGATGTTCAATAAGCTAGGCGTTTTGATGAATCACATGAAAGGGAATTACATCCAAAATACTCCAAATTTACAAATATCTCCTGACAATGGCGTCACGACAGAAGAAGCGCAAGTGAGAGCTGCTTTAATCAAAGATATTTCGCTGAATTCTGAAGCTAAAACAAAATATGTAAACGCCTATGGTCAATCAGTTGTTGGTGGATATTCAGCTTGCAAACTTAAACTGCAATACGTAAGCGATTTATCATTTGAGCAAGAAATTATAATTGATGGATTTATCGACCCAAATCAAACTTATTTTGACTTATCAGCTCAGCATCAAACAAAGTTTGATGGGATGTTTGCTGGATTCAAAACTCGTATGTCTAGACAGTTTTTCCGGGACAAATATGGGAGAGATGTAGAGAGCCAGATTGGCACGACTGCGATAACTGAAGACAGTACAATTGCTTTCGCTGATGACGATTCGATTACTCAGATAGATGATTTTGAACGCGTAGTCGATGAATCGCATACTAAGATTTATAAGTTATCTGATGGTTCAGTCGTTAATAACAAAGAATTTGCAGCGCTAGAAAAGATTAAGATTGACGGCAAAAAAATACTATTACGTGACGGTATGCCAGTCACTATTATAGATAAGCGTGATGTAGTTAGATACAAGATTAAGCATAGACAAATTGCGGGAGATTTTTTATTAGAAGAAACAGAATTTCCTAGCGAGCATTTGCCTATTTTCTTCGTCGATAACGATAGCTACTACACTAAACAAGGGCAACAAATAACGCGATCATCTTTTAAAGACGTAAAAGACGCTCAAAAATACTTGAATTATCTCGCTACGCAGTCGGCGTACTTGTTAAAGATATCGCGTTATGATCAATTTATCATGCCAAGAAAATGCGCAGCATCTCCAGATTCTCAGCAGCAGTGGCGTGATCCATCTATTGTAAAAGGTGCTCTTTATTATGACGAGACTCCAAGCGGTGCAAAACCAGAGCAGTTAAGACCGCCTGAGTTATCACAGTCTCTGATTCAACAATACGAACGTACTTTGATGGATATTCAATCGGGAACTGGACTATTCAATACACAGCTTGGAGAGATGGGAAATGAAATATCCGGCTCTGCTATTCGTAAAAGAAATCAAAGAGGCGATAAAAATACGCAAACAACGCGACATTCCATGGATGTTGTTATTGCAGCGATTGGCACAGTAATCAATGAAATGATTCCAAAAGTTTACGATACAGAACGCACTTTAGTCATCCCAATGCCAGAATCGCAAGAGCAAAAAGTTGAGATTAATAAGCCCATGGATGAGTACGGATTATCGATTCAAAATGATATGTCAAAGGGTCGGTATAAGATTCGGTTAAAACCTGGATTGAGCTATGAAGGGCAAAAAGAAGAAGCGCTTGAGTCATTGCAATCAGTTTTAATGGCTGATAAATCTGGTTCTATATTCCCTATGATTGCCGATCTTTATGCGGAAAATCTTCCACTGGATAACAATATTGAGATAAGAAATAGACTTCGAACTATGGTTGCTCCTGAGATTATTGAAGCGGGAAAAACTGGCAAGCCATTACCGCCTAAGCCTCCACAACCAAATCCCGAAATGATTATGATGGAATTGAAGAAACAAGAATTGCAGCAAAAAGCTCAGGAAGCGCAGCAAGAAGCTATGAGAAAAATGCAAGAACTTGAGATTAAGAAGTCAGAAATACAGCGTAAAGCAATCGAATCGCATCAAGATATGACTCTTGCTTGGGAGAGATTAGAGGCTGAGAAAGAAGAGGCCGCAGCAGAATTGCAGTCAGCAATGTTGAGATATCAAGCGGAAGGGGAACGTATTAATGCTGATATACAAATCAATCAATCTCATAATCTCATAAGGTTATTGACGCATAAAAGTCAAATGAAAAATTCGGGGTAACGAAATGATTAAAGTAATTAAATCTGTTAATGCTGACTACGATACAACCCTAGCAATAACTAATAGTTTAGAGTTTGATGGCTGTATTTCATTAAGCATCAGAGATTCTGGCGGCAATGTTACGTCATTTATAACTGTTCAAAAGTCCAAGTTAAAAGAAATTTTTGGTGATAAAAATGGATGACGATTTCAATTTTTACTATATGCCGTTAGTAAATAACATCAACAATTTATCGATTACTGTCAGTAAAAACAATTCCGGTTCTATTAGTATTGTTGTCGCATATGAGCTTGAGTCAGATTTAGATAAAAAAGATTCGATAAAAACAATTAAGTTTGAGGTTAATGAAAAGTTTGCATTGAAATTGATTTAAGGATTTTTAAATTTAAGGATAAATAATATGTCATTGAAAAACGTAGACGATCTAATCTATCAAGATACGCAAGAGCAGATCAATAGCACTGATCATCAGAATACTTCAGATCAAGAGAGCCATCTATCTCAAGAGATTGAGGCTTCGCATTCCCAGGAACCGATGGAGTCCGATTCTCAAGATCAAATGCAAACAGAAGAACCGCAGCAAGAAGAAAAAAAGCAGCAAGAAGAATCAAAGAATTCTGAAACAAGTGAATCTCCTATGGACGAATACGGTATTCCTGTACCTAAGACTCGATTATACACTGAAGAAGAATTACAGCAAAGAATACGAGATCGTGTATCTCGCATGAAATATCAACAACCAGAAGTTCCTCAACAACAGTATGTTAATCCGCAACCTCAACAGCAAGCTGTTTCTGAGGACGATGATTGGGTATCACAGCTTAAATCCGTGGTAAAGCAAACTTTTCACGAAGAACAAGAGCAAATCGCAAGGCAACAATGGCAGCAAAGAGAAGCGCAAAGGCAAGCAGATTTTGAGATGAAATTCTCGTCCGGGATGTCAAAGTATTCTGATTTTCAGGAAGTAGTTAGCGATAAACCGATCACTGACACAATGATGCTTGCTACAAGAAATCTTGATAATCCAGCCGCTTTTGTGTATGGAGCCAGCAAGTTACACCCAGCTGAATTAACAAGAATCGCAAATATTCCTGATCCTTTGGTTCAGGCCGCTGAAGTCGGAAGGCTGCACGAAAGAATGGTTAAAGAACGTAGAATGGTCAGCCAAGCTTCCAAACCTCTTGATCAACCTCGCGGTGATATCGGGCAAAAAAACATAGCAAAAGTATCATTAGAAGAAAGGATTCAGCAACATGCAAGACAAAAATACAGACGATAATGCTAAAGTATGTAATGATAAAGAGTGTTTTTTTAGTAGCCGCAGTCATGAACATGTGAAAACTAATCGCGGCGGTTATGTTAGATATTTAGATGATATTAAACAAAAGGAAATTGACAATGCCAATCCCAGCAGATAATGGAAATCCAGCTAAAGAAAAAAGAGAGCAAGAAGAACGCATAACTGAAGTTGCAAACAAAGGCGCTTGCGTCCAGAAAGAAGTGAAATTTAACAAACCTGCACCGAAAGAAAAATGCATTTTTGGAGAAATTTAACATGGAAAAGTCAAAAGATTGTTGCTACGAAGAGATGACAAAAACCATTGGTGGACAGAGTCAACCTCAGCCTTATCATGAAGAGCCTATGCGAAATGAGTATGAAAATACGAGAAAAGGATATAATTCAAATGGGCTGGATAAATCAGGGATGAAGAAATAAATGGATAACGCAGAGAATCAATCTAAAGTCGCTTATGGTGGAATTAAAGAAGTTAATACCAAGCGAGGAATGCCTAAATCTAAACAATGGGAGGGCGATAAAATGCCGCAAGATAGCAAAGTTTTAACGAAAAACGAAGGCAAAAAAATGATTCGTGAAATGGAAGTTAAAGACAAGAAAGAAGATCGGGAAATGATGAGTCATCACAACAAGACGATGCATCATGTAAAATCATCTGGAAGGCATAAAGAGCATCGATAGTTCATATGACTTTAGATGAATGCTTTAATGTATATAAAGATACAGATAGGATTAAAAGACTGTCAGGAGGAAGGGGATCGCTTCCAATAGGTTTTTTAAAATCTTTTATGGAGTCTTTATGTCCTAAGAACATTCATGGCGTCAGGTATTTTATTCTTTATGCTCGAATGCGTACAGAGAATAAAGAAGAATTCAACAAAATTCATTCAGAAAGATTTGATGAATTCAAATCATGGGAAGAGATGCGACCACACATTACATCTTTAAATAGTTTAGCTTTTTTGGATGAATTCCATGCGGACGATTGGGAGTTATACGCTGAATGATGGTTTTTAATTTAGAAAAAGATTTGTATTCTAGTGAACTTCATGAGCTTGTTAAAGCAGTCAGTCAAATTAAATTATCTGTCAATCTGCTAGAGTCTCGACTTAAAGTAATAAGTCACAAACTCGAGGCGCATGAAAGATGGAACAAGAAGGACAAGGAAAATGTCGATTAAATCTAATACGCCTGGTATTGCTTCTGACATGTCGGGTGTTCTAATAGCTAATCAGCGTTCACCGAAATATATAATGAATGAGGAAAAAGACATGCCATACAAATCTAAGGCGCAAGAAAAGCTATTTTTTGCTAAAGAAGCAAAAGGTGAGTTGCCAAAAGGTACCGCAAAAGAATGGGCTCATGAAACTAAAAATATCAAGAAATTGCCTGAGCATGTGAAAAAAGAATCGAACCATCGCCATCGGGAGCATAGATAATGATTACAAAGTTTGAAATAAATATTATTTTAAGTATACTTAAGCAAGTTTTAAACATGATTGAAGCAATCGATCCAAACGCTAAAGACAACAAGGTTTTCATCGATGTTTCACAGGCAATAATTTTACTCGAGAAGATGATTTGATGTCTAAAATAAATAAGTCTAAAAATGGTTCTCTTAAAAGAACTGCTGCGATTTGGGATTCTCTGAAACTTTCATCTTCGTGCTGGGATTCTGATAAAATCTCAAAAGAAGAAAAAATATCGGTCATAGGAAAAATATTATTACACTTAGTAGAAGGTTTAGAAATTTCTATTCTCTCAATTAAAGGTATCGAAGAACGATTTGATAATCTTAATTCTTTATTGAAAGGAATTGATCACGTTGCGACGTCAATTCAAACAGTTTTATTTAATGTTGAGGAAATAGTCGGAAACAGTGAAATTCAAATATTTAATCTTGAAAAATACATATCTAAAGAATTTATATTTACCAACACTTTGATCAAAAGGACTTTTGAAGAAATGGCAAAATTAACTACGGATAAACGTAAAAAGCTATCTAAATCTGAATTCGGAATGCCTAAAGAGAAAAAATATCCAATGCCGGACAAATCACATGCTGTTAATGCTAAAGCACGTGCGACGCAAATGGAAAAGAAAGGCAAGTTAAGTCCAGCATCTAAAGTTAAGATTGACAAAAAAGCCGATAAAGTCATCGCTAAAAAACGTGGACGGCCAAAAAAAGAAGAGGGTAAAATGTCGATCGTCTCTGATAAGCGTATCAAAGACTATGGCGACAAAAAAAAGAAATCAAAATAGAGAGAATAATGAGAAATAGACTGCATTCACATCCTGAACTTGTATCAATGAACAAGAAAACGATAGAGTATGAGGTATTTTATTGTGATGAAACAGACTCAGTTAAAATAAAATCTGATTCTCATAATCAAATTAAGCAACTCATTGAAGATTATTCATTGTTCATGCCAAATCCTTTAGTTATTAGACGAGGTGCTAATACATTAGTCATGTCTCTCGATGAATATCATGAATATATTGAACGAAAAGAACTGAAAGAGTCTATAGCTAACGGACTGAAAAGGACGCTTGATTGCAAGTTCATCGAAAATGATATCCCAGAACTTCCAGAACTTAAAGTGTAATTAAAGGAAAAATAAAATGTCGAACATAAAAATAGTAGTTGTTGATCGTGGTTGGGTTTTCATTGGTAATGTTTTTAAAAGTGCAGAATCAACCTCAATAAAAAATTGCCATGTTATTAGAAGATGGGGAACATCGGAAGGGTTGGGAGAGCTTTGCATTAAGGGAAAATTAGATAAAACAATTTTAGACAAATGTCTTGATGTAGAAATTCCATTAAAATCTATCATTGCATATTTGGATTGTGATCAAGAGAAATGGAATAACCTATTATGATAACTATTTCCATGCTTCCCTATCGCGATGGCTATGGCGATGGCTATGGCTATGGCAGCTATGGCGATGGCGATGGCGGCGATGGCAGCTATGGCGATGGCGATGGCGGCGATGGCTATGGCGATGGCGGCGATGGCTATGGCGATGGAGGCTATGGCGATGGCTATAGCTATGGCGGCGATGGCGGCTATGGCTATGGCTATGGCGGCGATGACTATGGCGATGGCTATGGCTATGGAGGCTATGGCGATGGCTATTGATTTCGTTAAACACAAGATTAAATCGTATTTATTGAAAGTATAGTTATTGATTATTTTCTGCCGATATGATGTATATATCTCTATTCTCTAATAGCTGAGTTGCTATAGCAGCATCTAGTTTAAGATTTATTAGTAAAATTATTTTCCACGAAAATAGCGAGAAGAATAACAAAGACAATAATAGTAAAATCCATCTCATGATCGCCTTCCTTATTAGAGCGTCAATTCATTATAGCAAATAATGGATTTCTATGCATGACAAGGGATCATGTATATTATTTGATGTTCTCTATAAACGACTATTCCTAGAAGTAAAGTACTAGGAAATATCTGTAGATACCCATTCCAATTTATCGCCTTCTTTTTTTTCTTCAACTCGCTCTACTGTATCATTGCTGAAATGCTTCGCGTATGGAGCTGTTGGCAAGCTTTGTTTTTCTTTTGGCTCAAGAACTATGTTCTGGATGACTTCGTTATCGTCGACTTTAACTTCTTTCAAGGCTAATTCACCCCGAATCATTTTGTTAAACATATCGGAGAATTGAAACTTAATTTTAGGCGGTAAGTTATTCCAGAATTTTTCTGCTTGATCATCAGTCATTTTTGGTGAAGCATGTCGTTCGTTCATTGTCTAAATCCTTTTAAGATATGTCGATAAAATAAATAAAAATCGACAGGTTTAATCTTCGGTGAATCCTAGCCACAGAAAAAATAAAGCTGCAAATGTAGCGAATATCTCTACTCCAATCTCATCACTAATCAGTGATACTATATACCAAACTCCTGCTGCAATCATCCATTTTGCGCTCATTTATTCGATTCCTTTTTTTGACCTTCAATATCCTTAATCATATTTTGAATATTTTTTCTGATATTAGAAGATTTTTCTACATCCGATTCAAGTTCTCTCAATATTTCAATATATTCTTCTTGCATTTCATTAAACCTCATGTTTGATAAATGATTGAACATGACCCCATTCCTCAAAAAATCATTTATTCCTAGCGTTGAAGAAGCAGATAGTAAAATCCAGCAGATAGTGTTAATCCATCCAGGATCAGTGAAAATATATGTCGAAGAAATAATTATTGTCATTATTGCTGAACAAATAAATATTGCCATCGTCAAAAGTCGGTAACTTATCATTCGTCTAGTTCCTTATTTTTTTTGAGGCAAACTTAGAATTATCACATGAATCATTTTTTCTTCTTCCATCTTCATTTTTGATACCTTATTACGTAATATGTAAAGTTACTCTATTCTTATCGTTTAAGCGTAGTATATTTATCTTAATTCAACTAACGATAATGCCCCTTATGGACAGTTACCGTTAGTCACGTTAAAAAATTATTACGGTTTATTGGATTCTTTAATTATGTCGCCTAAAGGATTTGGGTAGACTGTTTTGACTTTTAAATACCCATTTTTCTTTATTTCTTCTAAAGCCTCAAAATTATTAATACCTCGAGATGATATCTCCCTTTCTTTGTCGCTCGGATTTCCGTTCAATAAATCCTTATAAAAAAGTTTCAATTTTTTTAATTCACTTGGATGTTTCCCGTTAAAAAGATGATTTTGAGAAATATGTTGAATAGTTACTAAAATTTGTTTTTTTAACATCAATGTTTCTTGTTCATTCAAATTCAAATCGCTTTTATACATGTCAATTAATTCTGGGATCATTTCAGGAGTTCCAACAAACCCAATAGTGTCAATCAAAAGTAATCTTTTCCCGCTATCTAAAATTTTTCTTTTTGAAAATAACAGTAAATTTTTTACTGTTTTATTTTTGATTTCTGATTCTTTCACATCCACGACAACCATAAAATCTTCAGGAGTCATATTTTTCAACTCTTCTTCTGTGACGCTATTAATAGATGGAAGTTTTGATTTGTTTTTAAAAGATTTTTCGTATTTTTCAGAAAATTCAAGAGCCTTTTTGAAGGATGCACTTTCTGGATTATATTTAAAGGATTTATTTGAAGAATAATTTATTTTTTTCCAAATGATTGCGGGAGTGATCGCTTCTCCCTCGTTGTAAGATAATGAGTCATCACCAAAAGTATGAAAAATATAACTTACAAATGTATCGCACCGATAAAAACCGCACTGAATAATTTTCATACCACCATCTGTGAATTTAACAATAGTTGGTTTAAATGTTGCTTTAAACGTATATTCAGTGCATCCATTATCCATCACCTGTAAATATGCATTAGCTGGTAACTCGCTATCAATTATTTTTCGGTCATTAATTATTTGTTTTGAACCCCAATATTTTGCTTTACTTTTGAAATTTTCAAGCGAATTTGTCTGCACCACTTTTTGTTCGTTTACAACTTCAAGCACAACGTTTTCTGTTAATCCTGGTGGAAAATAAATGTTTTTATTAAATTTAAAATAAATTCCAACATGCCCGAACCCTTTTAAAATAGGAATATCATAATCCAAATCTCTACCTGACACCCCTAATGATTCTAACGCTCGATTATCTTGTGCATGTGAAGCACTACTCATCGCCACACTTAAAATTAACGCTGATATCGCTGTTTTACTAAAATTGTTCATTGTCTCTATCCTATTTGTTGAAAGTTAACTTGAATAACCTTTATTAATTGATTTAACCATTACTGCTAATTATTTCGGATAAATCATAAATCTTTTTTATAGCTTTTTTATTTCCCGACCCCATAGCTTCATCAATTGCGCTCCATGTCCAATAAAGCACATACCATTTATGCAAATGCGCCGTTCCATTTTTTTCTAATTCAGATTGATAAATATATGATGCATGATTTTGCCTAGGTATCCCGACATCCAATAAACAAGAATCAAGCTTATTCATTACTTCTATATATTTTTCAGGGTTGATATTCAAATCCCAAATGATCATTTCGTCTCTCCTTGTATTAAGACAACTTAATGTTACGAGAGATAATGCGCCGTGTCAACTTTTGTTATATAATGAATTAAAAAGTTTACACGATAAATAATTGATGATATAAAATACACAGAAATACGGAGGACAACATGGGCATATTTGAATTGATGGAAAAAATAAGATTGGATTTAGTTTTAGATATAAAACAATTCTCAAAAAAACTTGGGATAAGTAGATCGGCTTATTATAATTACAAGAATGATAAGAGAAATCCTAGCTTTTACGTTAGAAAACGGCTTTTTGAGATAGCGCGAGAAAACAACAATTACTCTAACACTAAAGATTTCTTTGAATGAGTTAACCGATTCGGTTATGAGATATACAAAAAAAGTATAAATTGTGTTGATTTATTGATCTAGTTTAATACATAATATGCGCAAGAGTGTATTAAAGCATTGATGCTTTAAAGTAGCCCCTCTTCTACAGAAAATGGTGCGTATGGATGTCGCCACCGGACAAAACAAATGACCTTTCATTTATTTTGTTCGGAGACACACGGATATGGCCTCATCAAATTCATTTCAAACTACGCAGTACATTTTAGACGAAACCTTTGTTCGCTTCGTTAACTACCTTTCTTTTGCAAAAATTGCGAATAGAAACCTTGAAGGCGATTTCAAGGGACTCAAATACGCTACCGGTCAAACTATCAATTATCGTTTAGAAGAACGATATCTAGGCGGTTCCGGGGCTACTGCAACATCAGAAGCTCGCGTACAAGTCGTACGTCCTCTCACTATCGATCAGCAATTCAACACAATGATCGAATTATCAGGATTTCAATTAACATTCGATCGCGCACGAGATCAGCCGTATTTAGATCAGATGTTGAATCCACGCGCTAAAACTTTAGCGAACTTAGTTGAACGATTCATCGCTAATACTAATTTCCAACAACAAACATATCAAGCGTACGGCACTCCAGGCGTTCCAGTAGATCGAGACACTGTCTTCGTAACTGATGCTTATATGACTGAGCTAGGCATTCCTGAAGACGGCAATCGTTATTTTGCGAACCCTCCAAGAATCTCCGCGCAATTATCTAATGATCTATCAAACGTATTTAACATGACTGTTAACCGCGGTGCGTTGTTAGATGGATTTGTCGGTCACTTGTCTGGTTTCGATTTCTTCAAAACCAACTTTTTAACGCGACATACCGCAGGCGTAGGTCAGGCTGGCGGAACGCCTCCAACCGGTTATGCATTAGCAGGGACGGTAACAGGTGGCCCAGTAACAGGCGGAAGCACTATCTCCGTGACCGGATTAGTAGCAAGCCAAGCTAACGCGTTTAATGTCGGCGATATCATTACTGTTGCCCCTGCTGCTGGCGTGTTTATGGTTAATCCTTTGACGTATCAGCCATTATCACAAACCGCGCAATTTGTTGTGACCGCTCAAGTAGCGTCTGACGGTGGTGGTAATGCAACCATTCCAATCAGTCCAACGATTGTAATTTCTGGCGCTCGTCAAAACATTTCTGCTGCGATTCCGAACGGCGCTCAGTTGTATCGTGCAAATACGCATAACGTATCTCTTGCATTCCACAATCAAGCCGTCGTGTTTGCTGCACCTCCAATCAAAGAATTGAAAGGTGGTGTTGAAGCGGTAACGTCTTACAGTGATTTATACAAAATCGCTTTGACCTATTCGCTTGGCGCAGACATTAGAAATTACCTGCAATTAGATCGTATCGACGTAATATGCGGTGTTGCAATTAACCCAGAGTTCGCCGTTCGGGTCATGTCGTAAAAGTTCCAATATTAGGGCGGCTGTATTATCCGACAGTCGCCTGCTTTTTTTAAGGGAATCAAATGAAAAAAGAATTATCGCATGAAGGTCAATTTGAATACCTTGGCAAGTGGGTAGATAAGCATTCGTTTCGAGCTTTTGTGTACAACGAAAAAGGTGAAGAAAAGCTTGCCGATACATATAAAGAATTTGAAGACTTGACGAGTAGCGGCATTTGGTATTCGTCAAAAGATTTAACGGTCAAAGGCAGGAAGCCAAAAAATGACTCTGTACGCGCAGTCAGTTAGAGATTTTGTACAAGATGCTTATCAATTGATAAGCGCAAGCAGTCCTACTGTACCGTTGCAGGGTAATGACCTGCAAAAAGGAATTCAATTTTTAAACGAATTGATAAAGTCTTATAGTGCAAGTTCTTTGAGATTAACAATCGCAAAAAAAGTTACATTCACGGTTAACATTGGTCAGCAGTTTGTAACGTTTGGCGATCCTTCATATGTTCCGACTCCCGATGTGGCGATCGGAAGATTATCGAATTTAGAAAATGCATGGCTAGAATTGGATGGCGTTGATTATCCGTTAATAGATGAATCACGCAATGTGTTTTTTGGGAGTTACAAATACTTTCCACAGCAAGGATTACCTCGTTTCATCATCATAACAAATGATCTTAATTTAACAACGATGCAGCTTTATCCTTCTCCATCCCAAGTTTATACGTTATTCGTGTATGGAAAGTTTGAGATGCCATATTTAACTTCAAATGACACGATGCAGGGACTGCCGCTCTATTATTATAGATTTCTTAAATTCTCGTTAGCTCGAGATTTATCTTTCTATAAAGGCCGATCATCGGCATGGGATCAGAAGCTCGAAGCGATGTATCAAGAATTAGTTGACGAAATGGAATCTGTATCGTCGATGAATCTTGTCATTGATAGCGCTAACGAAAGCTATTTAAATGGATCATGGCGCGTAAGAGCAGGTATTTAACATGGCGCTATCTAATAATGACGGGCAATTTAAAATAGAAAATTTGCCGATTGTTGGCGCGTACAATAAGCAAAGATTCCCGCAATGGTGCCCGGAAGATACAGCCAATTTCTACATTGTCAAAGGAGAAGATACAAAAAAGCCTTACGCTATGTATCCTACGCTCGGCCGAGCGCATGTTAATTATAATGGCATAAATCAGCTAGTTTTCGGCGCTGAACCTCGTGGAATTTTCAAAAGCATTAATTATTTGTACGTTGTTGAAGGTAGCACGATATATCAATTCGACAATCAATATAATCGAAAAGTGATTACGGGCTTAGGAACAAATTCAGGCATTTTATATTTTACATTTCTTGTCGTAAATTCACTTATTTTCACTGTCTTCGTCGATCAACAACACATTTATATTTATCAAGAAGGAACGCCTGCTCTTCAACTTGTAACTGATCCTCTCGCGCCTGGCAACTACGTTGATACGATCACTGGAAAGCCAACATTACCCGGCTATATTGCATCGTTTGGCAATCGTATTGTCGTGTCAGTATTGAATAGCTCGCAATTTATTTTGTCTGCAATTAATTTGCAAGGTAAAGGAGCAGCAAATCCAGTGGGTTATAATTTTGATCCTGCAAAATGTTTTACAAATTTCACAACGGATCAGGTTTTTGCGACAGAAGATGGAATTATTCGACAAATGGGAGTTCTAAATAATACGCTCTACATCTTCACTGATTATATAACGGGCGTATGGTCTAATATTCCAGCTGTCTTTTCAGGAACCGGAGCTACATTTCCGTGGAAAAAAAATACTACGTACAACTGGAACTTTGGAATAGCTAACTCATCATCTCTCGATATTGACTTCGGGATCATGGTTTTTTTAGCTAGAAATAGTGATGGATTGTTAGAATTCCGAATGAGCAATGGTGGACAGCCAGAAAAGATTAGCGATAAATCGATCGATACACTCCTGCAAAACTACACCAATGCACTGAGCGGCGACAATCCGTTTCTCGTCCAAAATTCGAATGGTTTTCTGTACCAGTACGAAAACACTATTTTTTATCGCATGTCTGGCGGGGAATATTATGGATATGGACTGCTAGATCAAGAGCAAACGGCAGATTCAATCGAATATAGCTTTGAGTCGAAAGAATGGCATCGCGTAATCGAACAGAATGGCGAAAGAAATCGAGTTCAAAATCACGTGTATTTTAACTACATGCATCTTGTGACGGTTACAGGAGACAGCACCGTTTATAACATGTCTGGGCAATATTATTCAAATGAAATTCGAAACCCGGATCAACCTAACAATCAAGACCAGACCGCTTATTTAATACAACCGTTTCGCTATGAAAGAACCACGCCAATTTTATATCAACAAGATTATTCAGAGTTTGAAACTGAATACGTTCAGATTGATTTTGTTTTTGGAAATAATGATCTTAACAATCCTGATTTTACTCCGAGTATTGAATTGTTTTGGTCTGATGATGGTGGCATATCATTTAATTCGGCTGATCATCGCGAATTTTCCCCGACCGGATTATATAGCTGGCGCATGCGCTGGTATCAGCTAGGTTGCTCGCGTAATCGTGTTTATAAACTTGTTTGCGTTAGTTCCGTTCCGATCGTAGTGCTCGGTGGCTGCATGAATATGCGCAGATCAAGCGGAGGTGCTAATTAATGCTGAATTTTAACAATTTAGATTTTCTTGATCCTCCTGACGTCGATCAAACACAATTTGGTTCGGATATGAAAAGGTGGCTTTCAAATATCGTCGATATTTGTAATGCAAATTTTACTATCTTGAGTGCAGTTTCAAGTTTTCTTGAAAATTTAATCGCTACGGCTGGCGTGAACGTTGGCGGGACTGGAGTTGCGTACAACATTCCTGTTATAGGATTAACTCCGTCTGGATTTGTGACGGTCGACTTGATTAGCACGACAAACCCAGGGACTTTCAATGTTGTTTCAGTCGTTCCGAATTCTAGCTTTTTCACAGTTACTTTTAATGCAGACCCGGGCGCCATGTCAGTTATGACATACCAAGCATTTATTACAAATCCACAATAAGGATATTGCGATGTCAAATCCATTCGATATGATTTCATCTTTTTTCAGCCCAGAAAAGGGTTATGAAGCTGCGGAAAATGCAGCTAAGCAAGGATGGCAAGAAGCTCAAGGATTCCAAAAGCCATATCTTGAAAAAGGATTAGAACAATATCCTTTATTGCAAAAATATATTCAGCAATTAAGCAATCCTCAGCAGATGCAAAATGAATGGGCGCAAGGTTATCAATCATCTCCTTACGCTCAACGAATGCTGGATATGAATAAAGGCCAAGGATTGGATGCCGCCAGCGCCATGGGTCTGATGGGAAGTAGCGGAGCATTGCAAAACATTCAACAAGTAGCTGGTGATATTACATCTAAAGATCGTCAGCAATATTTGAATGATCTAATGCAGAAATATATGTCTGGTATCGGTTTGAGTTCTGGCATTTACAATACTGGTGCAGGTACCGCAGGAAATCTTGGAAATCAAGCGATGTTGCACGGTCAAGATATGGCTGGTCTTGAGTATGGTAAAACAAATGCTCCGGGCGATTTATATGGAAAAATAGTAGGTATGATCATGGGTGGCGCTACTGGCGGAATGGGCGGTGGCGGCGGTGGTTTTAAATTTGGGTAAGGATAGGAAGTTAAATTATGCCTTTGATTGATAGAATTCCCATGCCTGGATTGCCGGGTGAATCTTTTGAGAGCGGAGCAAAAACCGGCAGTTCGATTATAAATGCAATAATAGCGAGACAGCAAAATCAGAAAAAAATCGAACAACAGGGATTAGCTGATCAACAATTAGATAAATACAGAATGGGGTCTCTTGGAATCCAGCAACAAGGGTTAGGGATGAGAAAAGAATTGCAACCTATGCAATTAGAACTATTGAAATCAAAAATAGAAGATTTAAAAAGAGGCGGAAAAGGTGGCGCTGGAGTAGGGCAAAAAGAAGAAATGTTTTTTCAAGATTTAGTCAGACGAGACAATCCTAATTTACCAACAGATAAAATATACGAAGCAGCAAATGCATTAAGACAAGGTAAAACAGAATTAAGTGACGGGACAAAATTAAATCCTATGTCCCCAGCAACTCAATCGTCATTCGACAGATTAACAAAAGGATCTTCTTACTCTGGTGCTATTGTTCCTATCATTAAAGCCAATCAATCAGAAGCTGAATTGTCAACTATCATGAATATGGCTAATAAAGATTTTGAACCATATGCCACAACTTACGCCGGATACTCTTCTGATCAGATAATGGATTCGTTTAAAACCGATGATGCATCACAAAAAAGATTGGGAAATTTTATAGCTTCTCAAGCTGCTCAATATGAAGCGTCACAAATTAGAAATAGAATAGCGGGTGGAGAGCCGGGAATTTCTGCAACGAATGAATTAATGGGTAAATCAGGACAAATAATAAAAACAATGTTCCCAAGATTATCCTCAACTGCAAGAATTCAAGCAACAAAAAGATTAGATGAGTACTTAAAAGAAGGGTTAAAAGCTAGAAAATCGGTAGGAGTTGGCGCTTCTAATGCTACAACATTACCTAGGAAAACAAAAAAACTTCCTCTGTCTCATTTTAATACTGAAAAAGATATCGAAAGCGCAGAACCAGATGTTGAGCCAGGATCAACAGGTGAAGGTCAAGATCAATCAAGTGATACTGTCACGGTAATTTTAGGTGGTAAAGAACATCAAATCAGAAGAGACAGATTAGATGATGCAAAAATGAAATATCCTGAACTGCGAGTTAAAGGCGAATAACTATGCAAAATTATGACTTATCAGAATTTTCTAAACCTAAAAATGATGCAGATTATGATTTGTCAGAATTTTCCAAGCCAAGTACAAAAAATTCGCCTAAAAAAAATGATGAACTACATTTTGCTCCAATTTTTGAAGACCCGATAACAAGCGCTAAGAATCAAGTTAGTGGTATGGATTTAATAAAATCTGGATTAATCGGAGCTGCAAAGGGCGGACAAAACATAAATGAAAGCGGATATAAATTAGCAAGTGCAGTAAAACAATTATTTGGCGGTGAACCAATTAAGTCGCCAGTCGGTAAAGAAAATTTGGATATTCATAAAATTTTTGGAGGCAGAGAAGACCCTGGATTTCTTGAAAATATGATTGAATCAGTTTCGCAATATTCTCCACAATTAGCTTCTGGAGCAATGAGTATCCCAGCTGAAATAGGATTAGGCGCAATATATGGAGCGAGTCAGTCTCCTGATGAAATGATAAAGGGTGGATTAATTGGCGGCGGATTATCTGGCGCTACTGGATTAATCAATAAACTACTCGGCACAGAAATGAGTCCGATGAAAAAAGGATTAGCGAGAGCAGCAGCCGGAGCAATTCCTGGCTATATGATGGGTGGATTAAAGGGAGCTGCTACCGGAGCGGGTTTAGGTTTTTCACTTCCATCAATTGCTAAAAAATTAGGAATTGGTTCTAAAGAACACTTAGGTGAAGAACTGGTAAATAAAATACAACCACAAGAAGCAAGAGAAAGAATGTTAGCCGGTAAACGATTAGGAACTCCTTTAACTCCGGGTGAAGCTTCGGCTCGACCTGATATAATCGCTCAAGAAGCTGGAATTGGAAAAGTCGGGGAAGCAGCGGCAGAAAGAGTGAGACTCGGACAAGAAAGGATAAATAAACAAAAAAAAGCTATCGATAAACTATATGCAACGATAAGCCCTTCCGATGGAATCGGTTCGTTTGAGACTAGGAAAGCAATCAGAGATAAAATAAAAACAATGGAAAAAGAAAGAGAAGAGGCAGCATCTCCATTTTATAAAAAAGCGCACGAACAAACAGTTGATCCAGATTTAATCACAGCGTTAAGAAAAGAAGATAAAAATATTGCAAATGCAATTGATGCGGCAATGTCTGACCCTAAATATCAAAAAAAAGGCGAGTTGCTTGATGTCCCATCAAACAGTATAAAAGTACTTGATTATGCAAAACGAAAATTAGATCGACAAATAGAAGCAAATATGCCTAGCCTTACTAGTAAAGGCGACCTTGATGCTGTCAGAATATTGACCGACTCAAAAAACAGATTGCTAGATGAAATATCTTCATTTAGTCCTGATTACAAAACGGCGCGATCTATTCATGAAAAAATGTCATTCCCGATAGATGAAGTAAAAAATAGTCAATCGGGTAGAATAGCCGCTTTAAAAAATGTTGACCTTAAACAAGTGCCAAAAAAAATATTTGATCCATCCGAGACTGATTTAAAGCAATTAACAAAAATCCGAGATAATGTTAGAAGCCAGAATCCACAAGCTTGGGATACCATCGTCAGAAATGAGATGGAAAGATTAATGACCTCTGGAAAAAACAGAGGAATAACAGGAAGAAGTTTTTTTGATACTGTTTTATCTAATGATAGACGATTCAATCAATTTGAAACCGCTTTAGAACATAATCCAAAAGCTCTTGGTCAATTGCGTGACATGAAAAAAGCTTGGGAACATTTAATAAATCTTGAAACCCCTAGAACTGCATCAGGATTTTCTAAAACGAGCATGGACAAAGCAAGATCAGACATACAAGCTTTAAAAGATGCATGGAATGAAACAGTAGGCACAAAAAATCAGATTGAAGTTTTGAATTATTTGTATAGCGAAAAATGGG